TGCCTACATACCTGACTATGGTGATGACAGAGAGCTACAGCTTAACCATGAAGAATTTGAATCATATGAGTTTAATCAGTTAAAGACTAAAGGAATTAAAAATGAGCATAGCGACAATGGTACTAGGAACATCAGGAACTGGAAAATCAACCAGCCTACGCAACATGAACCCAGCAGAAACATTACTGATTCAAGTGGTGAAGAAACCGCTCCCTTTTAAATCAAATTGGAAGTCAGTCAATGATGGCGGCAACATCTATCATTCTGACAATTGGGAATCAATCATTAAGGCTATGCAGAAAACTACACGCGAGATTATCGTTATTGATGATTTGCAGTATCTGTTAGCCAATGAGTTTATGACACGAGCACATGAAAAAGGCTATGAGAAATTTACAGAAATGGCGCGTCATTACTTTGATGTGATTACAGCAGCAACTAACTTGCCAGACTTTAAACGCGTCTATCTTTTATCACATACCGATGTTAGCGAACAAGGACAAGTAAAGGCTAAAACAATCGGCAAGTTACTTGATGAAAAGATAACAATAGAAGGTTTGCTAACCATTGTATTACGCACTCACGTTATCAATGGTCAGTATGTATTCAGCACTAAAAATAATGGCTCAGATACAGTTAAAACGCCTATTGGGCTGTTTGATGATGACCATATTGAAAACGACTTAATGGCAGTCGATAAATCCATTAAAGAGTATTACGACTTAAAACAAGCAGCTTAACTTAAAGGACTTAAAAATGAGTTTAACACTTAATGCAAATGAAGCAAGACAAGCAGACCGCCTTAATACATCAATCAAAGAAACAGGCAAATATATTGGAGTGATTACACGCGCTGAAAAACTTCTAAGTAAGCAAGGCACAGGGGGCTTCGGCCTATCAATTAAAACTGATGATGGCTCAACAGCCAATTATCTTGACCTTTACACAGTAAATTCAAAAGGCGAAACATTGCCAAGCATGGCAACTGTACAGGCTATTTTGTGTTGCACACGCACCAAAGAAGCAAAAGAAGGACTTATTGACTTTGATAAATGGGATAGCGAAGCAAAGGCAGTAGTTCAATCCCGTGCAAACGGCTATCCAGACTTGATGGGTAAACGTATCGGTTTATTACTGCAACGAGAATTATCAACCAATACAACTAATGGCAATGATGTTGACCGTGTAATCGTTGCTGGTGTATTTGAAGCTGACAGCGAACTGACAGCAAGTGAAATTTTGGATAAGAAAACACAGCCTGAAAAACTTGCAAAGATGCTAGCTGCATTAAAGCCAGTAAATGACAGACGCGCCAACAAGTCATCAGTCGCACCATCTACAACGGCAGGCGGAACTAATAACGCTGACTTTGACGATGATATTCCATTTTAGTAGATAACTATGTCAACACTTTATGAACTCGTAGGCAAACGACTGGCACTGCAAAACAAACTTGAAGAACTTAACTTTGATGAAGTTACTATTGCTGACACATTAGAAGGCGAAAGTACAGAGATACAACGCAAAATTGAAGACTATGCTTTTGTAATTCGCAACATGGAAGCATTGCCTGATGCCATCAAAGAAGAAGAAAAACGCCTTGCAGATAGACGCAAAGCTATTGAAGAGCGTGTAGACCATATCAAGAACTGGTTACTTGTAAATATGCAGCAGGCAGGCATTAACAAGATTGAATCGCCAGTGTTTACGGTTGCGCTACAAAACAATCCAGCCAGTGTGATTATTGATGATGAAACATTGATTGATGATGGCTTTAAACGCTTACCTGAACCATTGCCATTAGTCGTTGATAAGAAGCTGATTAAAGCTGCAATTGATGCAGGTCTAGAAGTGCAAGGTGCACATTTGGAAGTTAAACAAAGATTAGTGATTAAGTAGTTACTTGCCACCCAAGCTATGAGTGGGGAAACCATAGCAGTATCAGGCAGCAATCCTCCAGGTTAGTTACGCTGCTGATGATACCGAGTGATTCACGTTAAGAATCAATGAACATAGGAATCCTTGCAAGGTAGTTAGATATGGAAGGCCAGGCGATTAATTTGCGTCAAGGGAAAAGTATCTAGCCTGTAACACACAGCGTCAGAATTCTTGAATAGTTTGTGTTATGGAGTAGATATTTAAAAGGATAAAAAATGCAACGTAACCAACACAGAATTAAGCTGACAGATGAACAAGTGATAGAGATTAGAGCGCTACACTTAGCCTATGTCCGTGGATATGGTTATCTGGCTAACAAGTTTCAATGTGGCGTATCTACCGTGAGAGATATTGTGACTTATAGAACACGTAAGAATTTAAGGGGATTGTAATGAGCGAACAGAATGAACAAGTAAAAGCAGAATTTGAATCATGGTATGACGATGAATTAGATGAACCATTGCCTACTGATTACACCATCATGGGTAAGCGTTATCTGTACATGGGGTATCGTGCCGCATGGCAACACCAACAGCAGCGCATAGATGAATTACGAGAAGATTTACTAGATTTAAGACAGCAAGTTAATTATAGATGTGCTGATGTGCAATCACTACAAGCCCAGCTAAACGTAGCAGTTGATGCGCTTATTAGTAACAATTATGACAGGCAAACCGAAGCCCTCAACACCATCAATAAGATGAAAGGTGAATAGTATGAAAAACAATCAATCCGCATGGTTAATAGAGTTTAAAAGTGAAAGTGAAGTTATCTTATATTTCGGTGGCTTGAATTGTAACAAGCTAACCGTACCTAACTCAGCAATAAGATTTTCTAGGCGAGAAGATGCACAGAAAATGCTTGATGGCATGATTGACGCTCACATTCTACATGACAGGAATAAGTGGCAGGTAAATGAGCATATCTGGGTAGAAGGTAAAGGTGAATAGTATGAGTATACATAGTGAATTTAACGCTTGTATGTATAAAGACGAGTGCAAATCTAATGAAACAACCGTTCAAGACCTACAACAACGCCTAGCACTCAAAGACCTTGAGATTATGCGGGTACGTGAGGCTTTGGGGGTATTGGTTGCTAATGATTACAAAAAAATATCAGGTTTTACGGCAATGGAAAATGCAAGGAAAGCCCTATCCACCACACTACAACACGCAGACTTGGATGCTTATGTTGAGGCGCAGTTAGGTGAGCCAGTGGCTTATATACACCGCAATGAATATGACGAATACAGACTTGAACCGATGGATAATTTTAAGATTACGTCAATACCGCGTGATTTAGATATACCGCTCTACGCTAAGAAAGGATGAATAATGACAGTTACCGCACCAAGTTATATAAAAGTTAATCTTACGCAAAAAGATATAAAAGAATTTTTAGACTGGTTAGATTCTTTGGGGATTGTGAGGGTTGGATGATGACAGACAAGATACTGGAATTGGCAAAAAGTGTTCAATCCGATGAATCAGACATAAATCAAGAATTAATAATATTCTATCCCAATGAACTTGAAGCCTTCGCAAATCTAATCAGGGCTGATGAAAGAGATCAGTGTGCGAAGATTTGTGAAGATATGACTAGGTTTGTAGCATTTCAGAGTAAAGAGCATTACAAAGTTACCAGTGTTTGCGCTCAACGAATTAGAGAGAGGTGAGTAAATGGATATTGTAGATAAGATTGATGAAGCAATGCTAGGTGTAACAATGTTTGGCACTGATCCTGTTTTTTGTGGTGCTAAAAATGAAATTATAAAACTACGTAAGCAACTAGCTGATTGTCAGTGGATTAGTGTAGAGGATAGGTTGCCTGAAGAAGGAATTAGCGTACTTGTAACTTGTGATGGATTTGTAAATAAAACTTGTTTACTAGGAAATGAGTTTTTGATGCCATCTAAAAGACAGTCCAATGGGATTACCCACTGGATGCCTTTACCTAATCCACCACAAGCAATGAGCGAGAAAGGTTAAGTATGAAATACTTAATAATATTTTTATTACCGTTACTTACTGGATGCTATCAACACATTAAATGTGTAGATGGTGAGATATGGGTTAATGCTGATCCTATGGGAGTCAATAATATTTACAATCCAACAAATAGAGAATGTAAGGTGATTAAATGAACGGCTGCCACTCAACACTTCACCCTAACCGATGCCAGCATGAAACCGTAGCGCATAGCAAAGGCAACGTGTCATGGCCTTACATATTCACCCGTGAATGCCAGTACATTAAGCAAGTAGGATTAGTTGATGATGGTTGTGATGGATGTAAAGAAAAGGATAAGAAATGAGCGAAATATACTCAACACTTAGCTATCTAATAAAATTGAACGGAAAATGGGAAGCTGTAGTTAAGCATCTAACTGAAAAAGAACACAATGATTGCCTAGCTGGTAAATACAGGCTTGAAGGTTGTGATATTACTAATGCCTATAACGTATGCCTTGAGATTGGGGAAAGCGCTTCGCAATATAGGATAGATCATAAACCTACTAAAAAGCCACAACCAAATAAAAAATGGTATCAATCACCTAGAAGCAGATGGTAAGAAAGGATAAATAATGGAACTAATACGCGCACAAGAAGTTGCAAAGATACTTGGCTTAAAGCCTCGCTATGTTGCTGAAAAGTTAGTGCATAAACCTGACTTTCCTGTAGCATATCGCATATTAGGTGGTAGTCGTAAATGGAAAAAAGACGAGATACTTAACTGGTTAGAAACGCAGAAAGAGGCAGCATGATGAGCATGACTAGCGATAATAATCTTGTATGGGATAATATTGATAAAAAATATCAAATCATAAGATTAACTGAATGGGCAGAAATGCTTGAGAAGAGAGTAAGTGAGCTAGACCCAAATTATCGTTCTTATGCTTGGGGGCGTAATCAATCTAGCATAGATGCAATCTCACCAGCATCAGGGTTATAGTAAACCATCAGAGACTTAGGGTTACGATGCCCCATGATTTTAGCAAGGGTAATGTTATCCACTTTCTTAGCCATCCATGTACAGGCATTATGGCGTGTATCGTGAAACACAAAGCCAGATAAGTTTGATGCTTTTCTGGCTGACCTGAATAGAAAATCTCGTTGCGAATCGGTAATAGTAAAGCACTTGCCTTTAGTGTCTAGCTGCTTGAATAGTTCTACTGCTTTCAACGTCAAAGGAACATCACGCTCGTCACCGTTCTTTGTCTTAGTCAAATGTACCTTACGCCCTGCCAAATCAACCTGATTCCATTCAAGTGAAACAATCTCACCAGAACGCATCCCTGTCTGCTCTGCAATAAACATACATAAAGCTACTTGCTGGTCGTCTGTAACGCATTTTTCATGCTCGTCATAGCCTAGTGTATCAGCCATGATAGAAAACTCGTCATGGCTTATTAAACGCTTCCTGTGTGGGTTGTCTGGCGGCCTTTTAACATCGGATAACGGGTTATTGTCTATCCATTGCCATTCCTTACGTGCAATCTCAAATACAGCATTCAGTAAAACCATTTCCCTGCGTATCGTTGAGCCTTGCAGTTTAGAGTTGTCTCGCCACTTTGCTATATCGCCAGGCGTGATAGATGCAATCTGCTTATTACTAAATTCCAGTTCACGCGCAAACTTCTTTAACCGTATTTCTTCCCACCGATTATTACAGACCTTCGCATATTCCTCTAAGGCTTCACTGAATAGATGCTTCTCTGGTTCAAACTTTCCAGCTTCCATAGCATAAGCCCACTCCACCGCACGCGCCTTGAGCTTGAATGTTTTAGACTTGCGTTTAGGCACTCCGTTTACCTTGATGTAAACTTGAGCTTCCCAGCTATTGCAGACTTTGCGAAAACTTGCCATGAATTCCCACTATTTATCCCGTGAATGTTTCAGGAATTATATGTGGAAAGGTGTTTTTGTGTGGATTATTTTTTAGACAATGCGCTAAGTCATTGATGTATATAAGTGTGAGTTTTGCAAAAAAAGTGTAGGAATATCTCGTATTATCTTCTGGGCACCAAGTAACAAGTATTCATGCGGTATTCAGAGTATTTCCTGCAATTTTCCCACTGTTCAGTTATTTGCACCCTACCAATTCACACGTACTGTCTGACCATTTACGCAATGCGTTAAAATCAGAAGTGGTGATTGTACACGCATCTACTAGCGTTTGATATTTTCCAGCAAGGGCTGCGTAACTGCTTCTCCATACTTCGGTATCTCTTTCGGTATCGCCTGGGGATGTGGGCAATCCAAAGCTATCGGCGGCGAGCTTGTCGCGCAACTGCTTACGCAAATCGGCAATAGTAAGAGCATCATTCTTGTTACGTTTAGCATAATCACCCCTTATAGATTCAATCTCTTTACTGTGTAGGTTGTTGAGTTCGGTTATATCTTTAGCATGTACGCCTTCTTTGATACGGTTCTCAATGACGCGCATATCATAGGCTTGCTTATCAGCAGCGATATGTGCTTCAAACTTGCCTTTTTCAGCGATATAAGCGTTTCTATACCACAATACAGCCAAGCATAAGCACAGCACTATAAACTCTTGCCAATGAGCCGCTATGAACGTTATAGCGGTACTTAAAACTGATTTAATGCGTAGTAGCCATAGGAATATCATGGTATAAATGTCCTTTTCCCTGATTTAGGTGCTTTTGTGGACAGATGACACCATGTCATTGTGCTGACTGGATGCTCACGATATAAATCATATTTTTCCAGTACACTAGGATTAGCATCTATCCAAATATCTATCGTGTTATATGGGTCATAAACATCAACCGCCATGCCTAATTTATGGCTTGATTGCTTGGCCCCTATCGGGCAATCTAACGGCCTGAAACCACCGTACACCTCGCCTGATATGTTCGTGTTTGTCTTTTTGTTTACATCAAGCGGCCTTTTTTCAGATTCATACTGGGTAAGCAATCTATTTACACGATCTAATAACAATTCAGCCGCATGCTGACAAGCACCGTTCCAGTCAACGTGATGCTTCCAAACACCTGCATATTGGTCTAAAGTAATCATCGGTCAGCACTCCTGCGTTTAGGCTTTGTACAGTAGGCAGTGCAGAGATTAGCCGCCAGATACGTCAATATTCCAATCTCAACAAATAGAGAGTGTTTTCCTGAATATTCAACCAGCGCACCTACCGCAATAAAGCCTATTGCTATCTTCTTGAGTATGTTGTCAGTGTGTATCTTCGGGCTTAGTTCCACAGCGATACACGCTCCAAATAGAGCCAGATATAACATTAGTCAGTCCATTTCTTACGCAAACCTTCAACCGCTAAAGGTAACTGCGTGAATATGTTGGTAATGGTTGCCATGCCTAGCAGGCCAATGGTCAATTTAATAGCGTCAGCAATCAGTCCATGAGCGTCTATCTTGCTGTACTCGATAGCAGCCCCGCCAATGTAATGCGCGAGAGCTATCCCTGATAAGAACACAAAGAACAGTTCCCACCGTTTCATTGCTGCTGTTTTTTCCTTGCTAACGTAGAGTGAGAGAAGTGAACCGATAGCGGCTGGGATAGTTGCGCCTGCCCACGCTTTGACTGCGATTAAATATTCCATTAGTGGCCTTTCTGGTCATGGTTTTTTTTGTTGTTATTTCGTGCCTCTTGATGGGCTTATTGATACGATATATTGATAGCACCTGCATCAAATGCATCAGTGCCGTTTGATGTTGTTATTCTGATTTGTGTTAGAGGCGCACCTAATGCAATGGAACCTGCAACCATTCCTATTTGAGCAGTGTTACTACCTCCGACTAATCCATTCCCAACCCATGTATCAGTTCCATATAAATTAAAAGTAATTGAGCCATGACGTACAGTTGCAGCCGCAGATAATGAGCCTGCCTCAACCTGAAACCCAGTGGTATTATTTGCTACAGCAGTGCCAGCCCCATTGCCGCCAATAGTTCCTGTTAAATATCCAGTAGCTATAATTCCTGCTGCTGTGCCTAGCCTGATAACAACTGGGGAACTGCCGTTAGTCGATACGCCTAATAACATTAACGTCACTGATTTAGCCGTATTAGGGATGCCTGAAATATCAACTGTCACACCTGATGTTGTAGCTTGCGCTGTTCCAGTTGTTATCGCGCCAATATGCTGCAATGCTTGACCGCCAGCACCTTGAATTTTGCTAGGGGCAGTAGCCCATGTGCCTGCTGTGGCCTGTGTAGATTCAACATAACCAACAATCCTGAACGGAACGCTTGCCCTGGCTGTAGTTGAATAGATGACATTGGCACTATCTGCTGCCCCTGCCCCGCCTTCTGCCGTTGTACTGATAAGCGTTGTTTCATCAAGATTATTCCCGCCTGCAATGTTTACAACTGCCAATTCAACTGTACCCGCATTATCAATAGCCAACACTGCAAGCAATGACTGCGTTGCACTGACAGTGCCTAGCGTTGAGCCGCTTGAAACCACTACGCTGATAGGGCTGGCAATCTGTCTAGTATTGACTGTACCGCTACCTAATGTTGCTGACCTGAAATCAATGTTAGTGGCATTTAATGTGATTGTGAGCGCACTTGAACCTACGATGGCTGTGATAGGCTGAATTTTGCTTGATATGATTTGCTGTGTAACTGCATAGCCACTAGCTTTCTTGATTGCAACTGTAAATGTTGAAGTGGTGACTGCTGTGATAGTCAGCTCATCGCCTGCTTCTGTCGTGTAGTTTGCTGAACCCTGTACGCTGATGCTGCCGCCATGTGTGATGATAGTGCCAGCCGCAGGGTAAACGATGCGCTGTGAACCTGCCTGTGATGCCGCAGGAAATGCGGTAATCGTGGGCGTGCCTGACCAGTCCTGTACATTGGTACTGGCCCATAGTGGCGTGGTCGTAGCAGTCGCGGCAACTGTCATACGTGAATAATTGATTGTCGGCAATGAGCCATTGGTCGCAGTAATCAAGCCAACACTGACTGAACTGATACCTGCATCAATCGCGCCTGAATCGGTCTTAACTGTGATAGTTGTCACTGCGCCATAAGCACTTGCCGTGATCGTGCCGTAAATCGTGCCAGCAGATACCAGCAGCTTGATTCTGCGGCCTACGTGAAATGCAGTGGTCTGGTCACCTACTAAGGTGAACTGAGTGGCCCCTACATAAGTAGGTGTTAAGCCGCTTACAAGCCACTGGTCAACGCTAGAGGTTGTATCATTCACCCCTCTGATGTTGTCTTCAGTTACAACAATCGCGCCTAAGTCGGTAGTCAGTACAAGTTTATAGCCTGCGCCTGAAGTCAGCCATATCTGACTAGGTGGTTCACCCCTTGCATTCAGTACAATCGGGTTAGCTTGCGGTACGTCACCTAACGATGTAGTATAAGTGGCTAACGGTGTACTTGAACCTTCTGCATAAGTGTATATCTTATAGCCAGAAGCTAGCGTGCCGTCACTTTTAAATTGCGTGCCGTTGAATATCGGTGATAGATTTACAGACATATTTTATCCAATAAAAAAGCCGCACTAAGGCGGCTAGGGGTTGCTATGGAATTCACACAAATAGCATTACAAGGTATTGCATCTGTCGTTGGTGTAGCTTTATACGGCTTTCTATTGTCTTACAGCCCCAGACGTAACCCCAAGAGTGCCGCCAACAAGAAGCTTGGAAAGAAGATTAGATACTTTATGGTCAACGGTAGCAGCAGTCGTTGGAACATTAGCCGCCAGCGCAGACTTAACAGCACTGCCGTTATTGATGGTAGTTTTAGCCGCATCAGCGAGTGAAACCACAGCAGGAACGCCAGGAATCTTTTTTAATAAATTCACAAGTGCTGCTGATGTGCCAGAGTAATTTACAGGCGCATTTGATGGTGTACTGCCACGATATGCCGCCACACGCTCAATTGTCTTTAACTGACTAATTTCATCTTTGGTAAAGAATGCTGCAAGCTTATCTGTACCAAACTTGTTAAGTTCATTGCCGAATCTTTCAGCAGCAATCGCCTTATCACCAGCAGCGTTGTTACCAAATGCAGCCTTATACAGTGATGCGCCTATTTGCGCCCTTGCTTGGTCATATGCACTCTTATCAGTAGTCTTCAGCAAAGATGCCAGTTTATTGACTTCTTCTGTCTTGCCGTTGACAATGAACTTCTGCACAAAATCATCGGGTGCTATATCGCCATTGGATGCCGCCTTTAGTGCTGGAATAGCATCTTGCATTCTGAAACGTTCTGCCGCAGCTTTAACTGCTGGGGCATAGGGGCCACCAGATGAATCAACGCTTAATACTG